GGACGCCTCGCTTTCCCGCCAGTGGGTGAAAAGCACAATATCGACTGGCGCGGAGAAAAAAGAAACGTCCGGGTAAGGTCTTTCAGCGTGCTGGCACTTGACCAATATGCAAGGGGTTTTCCTGTTCTGGGTTATCCGCCCCTCGTAAACCGGTATCCCGTTCAAGTCGCCCGAACGGGTGCAGTCATAATCAATGTCCCCGGTATAGGTCGCCGTGTCCGCGTCAGCATCCCTCGTGCCGCGAATATACGCCGCGACAGCCTTCTCAGCCCTAGCTTGTATTGTGTCTGGAACGGTTACTGCCATGGTTAGCGCATTGTGAATTTAGTGTTGATCCTATTGGTTCTACCATCGATCCTGTATTTGATCTTTTGCAACAAAGACCTGGCTCTCTTGGCGACAGCCCTATCGATAGCCCCAACAAGCATTGGATGGCTCATCGCCCCAAGATCGACGGTGGCACCCGTCGGCCTAACTATCGGTCTCCCCTGTGCAAGCATCAGCCTTCCAGCCCTGCCGAAATTGCGTTTTACCCATGCCGGTATCCTGCTTTTGCTAACCGCCAGAGTGTGGTTTCCCAGTATATCGGCTTGCCTCCCCCATGCGGCCTTGAATGTCCCTACCCCGGATTTGCTTTTAGCAGCATAACCCTCGTTTATCGACAACACCGCCCTCTTCCTCTGCCTATGCACCCGCCCGGAAGCCCGTGATCTATTCGACTTATGCCCCTGTGCGCTAAACGTCGCCGCCTTCCACTGCGATCCCGTCGCCTTGAAAAACTCATCCACCCCGACAAGGTCGTTATCCTTAACGAGACGCTTGAGCCACGGACTCTTGATCTCGGATTCCTTCAATGGAGTGAAGCTGTTGAAAATAGACCGATCAACAGCCTTCTCCCCCTGCTTTTGCGCCGCTTTCGTGCTTCCCGAATATTTCCCTTCACCGAAAGGCGGGGTGAAATTCATGGCATCAAAAGCCAACAACCGGGCTTCATCGATCACCACAGCCGCCGCGTCCTCCTTAACCCACGCAGACCATTCCTTGAGAGCCTCATTCAAAAGCCTTGTGTCGATGGTAAGCTCGTTAGGCATCAGCTATTGTCCCTCAATGTTGCCAACACAGTTATCTTTGGATGGTCTCCGCGCTCAAAGACCTCGTTAATGTCGTATTTCCTGCTGTTGTAGGTAATCACAGTGTTAAGCATTGACACGTCCGTCTGCACCGCCAATAACTCTTTCCGGCGGAATGTGAACTCAAGGACGTTGTTTACCTCAGACCCGCCAAGCTCCTGAAATTGCTCCTCAACAGCAACCAGGTTGACCATTGCCTTGACCTCTGCGGATTGCCAGGTCACATCAACGAAAAGATCGGCGACTATCTCATCGCTGTAAATGTCCGCCTCGATCTCATCGTTTAGCGTTGCCATGGTTCTTCTTTTTCGGCTTGGCGACAGGTTTCATCACTTCGATGGCAACATGCCGCCCATTGTTCACCACCCGCCTATGAAGGTCGCCGGTTTCCGAGACAAGGTAAGCCACCCCGTCAATCTCGACCTCCGGCAACGCCCCTTCTATGGTGCGCCTAACCTCCGCATTGACCGGCAACTTGATCCCGTCAAAATCCGAGGCCAAATTGACGCCGCTTACAACCATCTCCATTGTCCTTACGCTGAGCCTTTCATAAGCCCCTCGTTCACAAGCGCGGTTCTCATGGCGTCAGCCAGAGTCCGTAGACTGGTGACCTCCGTCACAAGTGTTTCCAAGGCGGCGGCGGTCGTGTCCAGGTCGGTCGCCGCATTGCTCACGACAGGCACCGATCCTGATGCATGGGCTGTGTAAGCCGTGGGTGCCGCCACTGCGGCCTGTCCGGCGGCAGCCGGTTGCACAACCGGGGTTGCCCCGAAGAATCCGATCTTGTCGGTTGAGACATCGCCGATCCAAAGCCCGTCACCCTTGTTATCAATTTGAGTCGCCATTTTTTAATCTGTTTTGGTTTTTTTCTTCCCGCCCTTGGATGGGTCAATGCGCCTGCGCTTCATCGCACCCTGCTTGATGTCAACCAACAACAGTTCCTCGTGCTTACCGTTGCCGCCAGCTTCGATGATAGCCTTGACCTCATCCGCCTGAGCGTCACGATCGCTGTTCGGGCCAGCTAGCAATTCGTAGCTGTCCCCGATCCTTCCGAATGTTGCAATTGACCTCATTATTTTACCTAGTTAGGGTGTTATGCGCTCACCAACCGGACAAGTCCGCCAGCGATTCCAACCACGTTCCCGCCGACCCATTCCAAGACCCTGATACGGGTGCCGGAGTCGTTGTCATACCAATCACGCAAACCAAGGGTGATCCCAGAGCCAGCCGGGTCGATCAACGGTTCGGCGCGGTAGTAGGTGTGACCTTCCTGCGGTTGCAGGTAGCGTTGGGCGATTGCGAAAGCATCAGCCGTGCAAGCGAACCCTGTGAGGTTCTCACTATTGCCGGGCAGAACGTTGGTGGTGAAAACGTCCATCCCCGCAAGCCGCCCAAGCGATCCAGCCCGCAAAGGCTGATCCCCCGCGTTGGGGTTGTTGGTGATCGTGTTGTCCTTGAGCAAGTTGGTTGCAACCGCGTTGCTAAGCACAAGCGAGCGTCCGTCCTCAGGTGCGTCGGCATCGTCGAGTGCGTCCTTCATGTCGTAAACATCGTCGATGTCGAAGGATGCAGTCGCAACCGTGACCTTAGCGGAGAAGTTAGCGTTGGTTATGTCATCCCAAATGGTCTGTAGAACCGCGTTGGCGAGCTTGTTGCCCTTGCCGCTCCCGTAGGTCTCCATATTCACAGCCGAGCTTGATGCGATTTCCACATCATCCAGACCCCATGAGACATACTTGGGTTGACCAAGCGAGATTTCCACCGCGTCGCTGTCACAATCCTGAATTGTGTAGTCGGCATGGGTGGTTTTATCCGCCGCCGCAACGTCAGGATAGGTCTCGCGCAAAACGCTCACCTTGTCCCCAGGTCTCGCCGCGTCACTCGAAAAGTTTCGGGAAAATGCGTTGAGCGGTTGGATTTTCTTGATGAACGCCATAAGCGCGGATTGCGCGATGATGTCGTCGTTTACACCAGTGATTGAGTTAGCCATTTTTCTATTTTGTTAGTGTGAGTGTTGGGAAATTATTTCTTCTGCCTGCGTGCTTCGTCAGCCTCCCGCATGATCTCCGCTTTGTGGTCGGCGAAATACTGCGATTTTTCAACACCGCTCATCGCCGACAACTTCTCGGCGTGGGATTGCTCATCGGCTTCCTCGGCGTCGAATGGAACCGGGTCGATTCCAGTGGATGCAACAACATCGGCGGCATGTGCCTCGGCTTCCACCGCTTTGCTTTTTGCGTCCTCGAGTTCCGCCTCAAGCTCCTCGGCTCTGGCGGTGGCGACCTCGCGCAATTCCTCAAGGTCAGCTTTCGCTTGGGTCAACTCCTTTGATGCGGTCATCACGCTCGCTTCAAGTTGCGCGATCTTCTCCGCCGCGATCTCTTGGCTAGCCTTCGCCCCTGCCTCAAGCTCTACGTAAGCGGATCGAGCGTCCTTCAAAGTCTTGAACTCGGTCGCGTTCCCGTCATTGTCGTTAGGTTGATTGTCCATTGTGATTTGTTAAAATAAATTCTGCCTCTTATTCTGGCCGCCGTTGTCAACGCAAATTCTTCAAAAGATATTCAACCGCGTCATTTTCATCCCCAACCGCGTCAATCAAGTTTGCAGTCACCCCCCTTGTTGCAACCATCGCCTGTCCCCTCATGTGGGTGTCATCCACCTCGCGGTTATTCAAAACGTGCCCCTTGAACTGCGCAAACAAATCGTCGACAATCTCTTGCAAGCTCGCCCTGTGCGCGTCGCTTAGCGAAGGAGGCATACCCGATCCTTTCAAGTCCCCGCTGACAATGTAATCGGGCTTGATTCCGACCGCATCCCACAATCCTGATTCGTCAACGTAGGCGATGATTGTCCCGACGCTCCCTACCAGCGCGGACGGTGTGCCCACAATGTGGTTAGTCCCGACGGCCAACGCATAAGCCGCACTACACAACATTCCCGGCGAATAAGTAGCGGTCGGAATGGATACTTCAGAGATAGCCCTTGCCGCTTCCTCGTTCCCCACCGCGTCGCCCCCCGGTGAGTCAATGGCGAAAAGTATTGCCGACGCCTCGCGCTCAGCGAAAGAAACCGCGTCGATGATCTCGGAATATGTCGCGCCGGAATAGAACGAGGATCGCGCTGTCAATATCCCGCTAATCTCAATCCTCGCTATGCCGTCCATTCCTATCTCCGCGATGTTACCGGTTCGCCTGTCGCCCATCGAATCGAATCCGTTGCGAACTGAGGCACAAAGCGATTTCCACGCCCCTCCCTCCATGTTCCAAGGCTTAGTGTAGACGGAAGCTAAAATGTCCGGTGTGATGTTCATTCTGTTTCCCCTTTCTTTTCACCAATGTCGAACTGCTGACCCGCTGGCCTGTAAAGCATCCAAAGCGGGATTGGTGTATCCGCTGAAATACCAGCAGCGTCCATGATCTTCCGCGCCTCATCCCTGCGCCTCATTAGGTGTTGCTCAAAGTCTATCCCCCGCTCAGCCAGGTAGTTCCCCATGGTCTCAAGCCCACCTTCGACGTTAGCCCTCGCCTGTTGCTCCTCCCTGCCCGCGTCAACGGTGAACCGCCTTGGGAATTGCCATTGAACCCGGCTCCATCCTGTGGAAATTGGAAGCTCGCCCGAATCTATCCCCCAGCCGATGACGTAAGTCCAAAGTGGTGAAAGCGCGGTTGATGTTATGACCTTTTGACGATGACTGAAAGCCCTGTCAGCCTTGCTCCCCACCATCCTAACCGCCGCGCCGCCAACCTTGGAAGCATCCCTCACAAGCTCATACGGAACCCGGCTGGTTGATTCGCGCTCCAACATTTCAAGGAACCCGTCGAACATAGAATTAGGCCGGTTGCTCTGGAAGCTGTTGATGTCCTCTTCCACATCAATCCTGATCGCACGCATCCCGAGCTTCTTCGCTATATCCTCCTCAGAGGTGGCGGGGGTAGCCCCCTCTGAGTCGAGCGCGAAATCACCATCCTGCAAGCCTGTCTCACGGTTTGACTTCAGGACAAGCCCAAGCTCGCTCGCCTGTTTGACCGCGCCGGTTTCGTAAGCCAGCAGTTCCATGTGGTCGCGCAAATAGTTCAGTCCGTGTTGACCGGGCGGAATACCCCGCGCCGCCGTTGCTGATTCGGCACTGAAAACATGAAGCACGGATTGAGCCGGAATCGAAATGGTTCGCTCCTTTCCGTCCGGTGTCCTAACGATCTTGTTATACGCTTTCGGCCTCCCGACGGAATCAAACTTAACGCCGTCCCATATCCTCTTTTCCGGATCGCTCTCACTGCTGATCTGGTGGGTCTCCAATAGTTGTATCTTTGGCCTGTCGAACAGGTCGAATGTCTTAACAACGAATATTTCCCCATCAATGTCGAGCGAGCGCGAAAGCAACCGCTGGACTGCTGGCATGTCGAATCGTCCCGTGATCTCTGGACGTGCGGAAAACGCCTTCCAATATTCCATGTATTGCGCCGCCGCCTTCGCGTCCGGTGCGGTTGACTGCGCCGTTATGCCGTCTCCAACCGCGTATTCCTCCATCGTGTTCACAGCCTCCTGACGGTAACCGCTGTTCCTCGCCACATAGCGCGACGCCACTACCATTTGACGCCTTGAACTGCCGCGCAAATCCTCGCGCAAATCATTCAACCCGCCCATGGGGATCGTTCCCCGCCTACGGGAATGTTGCCGGGCGGACTGGTAGCCGCTGTAGTTGGACTTGATCGCCCTTTTTAATTTGCCCCAAAAGCTCATAGGTCGTTCTCAGCTGAAAAGTTAGCGTGGACACGCCTCCCAGACCTGTTAAGCCCGTAGGTGTCCGGGTCAAGGTATCTTAGCGCGTGCTTACACTCATCGATGATCTCGGCAAGCGTCATTGACCGTGTTTTCGACACGCTCTTGCCTTGGTCGCCGTAGCTGGACAAATCTCGCCCCGCTAGTACGTCCTTCTTCGCTTGCGCCAAAATAGCAAGCACTTCCTCAACGGAAAATCCCACGGTAAACAATCCTTTGGCCATCGTCTCTACATTGGCCGCGCTTGTCAACGTCACTCAACCTCGTCAACCGTCTCAATGTCACCACCGACAAGGCCGACCATGCAACCACCCACCAGGCACATGACCTCGCAGTCTGCCAAGTGTTCCCCCGCCTTCTCGTTGACCGTTTTCCAAACCCATTTGCCGTTTTTGTTTTTCAACCGCCGCTGACTCGAGATCTGTTCCTCATAGACTGGACACATTTTCGCCAAATCATCTGGCAGCTGCCAAAGCTCCGGGGTTTTCATCTGCCGATGAAGTATGTCCCGCATGTTAAGCGCGGAGAAATGGTGAACCCTAACCTTTTTCTTGCGACCAGTCCCAAGGTTCACCCACCTGACCGGTGAATAATACTTTTGAGTGGTCGCCCCCTTCTTCAAAACCGACCGATGTGCAAACGTCAACCGCTGGTCACCGCGCAAACAACAATACCCGGCACTGCCCGCCATTGGGTAAACGTCGGCAAACGGTTGGTCGCCGCAGTCGATGAACACCAGAGACCTGTTGACCTCGTAATTGACCCGCATTATTTCAATCTCCTGCCAAGACAAAATCTTTCCAGCCCAGATCAACCTGGATGAACCGTCCGCTCCAAACGTCCTGACCACCCCCCAGAAGTGATCCCGTTGAACGTCAACAGCGAACATTCTCAAGCGAGTGTATAATGGGTTGCCTTTCGAATCCTTCGCATCCCTGCGCTCCTTTGTCCCCGGCGAAACCTTTACCAGCCCTCCCGCCATCCTAACCAATCCCTCCGTCCATTCGTCCGGGTCATCCTGCCAGTCCCTCCAATCCTCTGCATTGTATCCGCCGCCCCCAAGCTCAAGCGCGAAATCCTCATCAATCGCATCGCCGAAGAAATTAGCCAGGCGTTTCATGTGGAACATTTTCAATGGCCCGAAGTTTCCCGTCCAGCTCGCCACCTTAGCCCGCAGATATTCCTCCGCAAGCTGACCCCACGGCATGGTTGAGATTGCCGTTATGCGAAACCCTACCTTCCCCCCGGATGCGTTAGGATTCGCCGCGACAAATTTAGCCCCTTTGTCCGGGTCGTTCAAATCCCGCCTGGTCTCCGGTGCGTCGTCGAAAAGATAAGCGCATCCCGCGCACTTGTATTGAGTCCCTGCGACCACCGCCTTGAAATCGTAATCGCCCGCCTCATCCTTTTCAGATGGAAACGTCAATCCCTCCAACTCGAAAGGCTGGCGGTGACCGCACTCCGGGCAAACGAACGTCCAAACCTGCATGTTCGTCGTCTCCCAGAGCCGGGCAAAGTCATGGTCTGGCTCGCTACCTTGGGAAGCAAGCACAACTTTTCCAAACACGCCGAAAGCCGTGGTTCTCGCCATCGCCTCCCCTATCCTGTCCCGCTCAAGTTGCCAGCACTCATCAATAAACACCCTGCGTAAAGACCGCCTCTCAAGATTGCGCGGGTGGCTACCCAAAACCCATAAGCTCATCCCGTTGTTGAAAAGGATCGATGTCTTGTTAGCCATGTCCCGGTTCACCCCGACCGGAATCAACGGTTTCACCATCGGCGTGTTGTCCATCAGTGGCCTTAGCCTCATTGACATCTCATCCCTTGCCTCGGCGGCTTGTGGCAATATAAGCATGGTCGGCCCCGGATCGTTCGCCACTGACCAGACTATCGAAGCCTCAATCGATATTGTCTTGACGGTCTGCACCGCGCAACACAAGACAACAAGCTGGTAACGCGGATCGGCTATGGCCTCCATGATCGGCTTGACCGCCGGCACAAGGTCGGGGTTGAAACCACCAGGCACGGGAGAATAAGGAATCTCCGTAACGTGATCCCTTATCCATTCCCACGATAACTGTTCCGCCGGTGGCGACCACGCCCTGCGCCTGATCGCCGAAAGGGTCTCGGTCAGTCCGCCATTGTCCGCTGTACTTTTGTCCACCATTTCTTCAACTCCACCAGTATCGCCGGTGCGTCCAGTCCGCTTAGCTTAGGGGAAAGACCATGGAAGCCCTTCTCCACCGTCGCCCGCAACTTCGCAACCTGCCCGCTCCATTCCCTCTCGACTTCGGATGATGACACAAGCTCGCCATTCAACCGCTTGACCTCGATGGCTTGGCGGTCTGCATCCAGCTTCATCTTCCGCGCCCGTTCCTCGTAGTAATCAGCCTTACCTTCGGGGTCGCCGGGCTTAGCCCCGGTGTTGCGCCGCTTCTCGGAATCATCGCAGTTGGCGGAAATGTAATCCAGAACCTCATGCACCTTCCAGCCGGTTGACTTCTTGGCCGGAAAGCCTTTCCCATGCCGACGCTTTAACCCGGCGAACGATTGCCGTGTGATTCCCAAGACTTCCGCCATCGCCATGTCAGTCTGGACTGAAACAGGAACGGAATCAGGATCATCAAGTCCATACGCCGCCGCCGACTTCGTTGTTGTCTCCCTTAGTCCCATGTCAGTCTCAGTTCCAATGCCTGTCACTCAAAAATTGCACGAGAGCGCAAACAGG